CCGAAGCGTTATATCCGGCGTACTGCCCCTGTGTGCCAACGGGGAACGGATTGTCGCCGCCGCCACCGCCTCCGCCGTTTTGGGCGAGCCAAACGTACCATTCCTCTTGGCGGCTCACAGGCCCGCCTGCGGGCATCGGCCCTTTTCCTGCCATATACAGATACCATTCTTCCTGCCGGAAGATGGCGTTGGGAACTTCGATAGCCACGCTCATTTCCCTCCTTGTTCTTTTCGTCTGATTTCGCACTCGGTCGGATTGCTCGTCGCTTCCCAGCGACCCGTATTGCAGCAACTATGCTGATACGCGCAGAAATCCCACTTGGCGAGCGGATTTTTCGCAATGATGGTGCAATGCACGTTCTTCCCGTTGCCCTTGCGAAATGCGAACGGGCAGTTTTCTTTTCTCGCGGTCATCGGTTGATCTCCTCCGAAGCGATGCGTTGCAGGAACGCTTGGTATTCCCGTTCCGCGTCTTCTGCGGCTTTCCTCGCGCGCTCGACGTTTCCGTTGTTATGCCCGCCCGTCAGCGCGTTCGCCGTCACCACGGAAAGCTGCAAGGTCGCGCTCATCATCTTCATGGAGAGCCTTGACTCTTCCATGCGTTCCTTCTCTCTGCGATCCTGCTTTTCCTTATCCGCTTTGTCTCTTTTGCGGTCTCTTGCCGCTATTGCTTCGATAATCGCCACAACCACCGCCGCTACTGCGGGAATAATGTACTGTCCCATCTTCGTATCTCCCCATTTCTTTAGCATTAAAAGCCTCGCAATCCGATCTCCGCGCTCGCGCTGTACTCGCCGCACCGTGCCGTCACGGTCAAAGGCGTACCGCTGTAGCCGAAGCAGTAAACGGTGGTCGTCTTCCCGTTCGTCATGACGGAATACGTTCCGTCTGCCGCTCCGTCAAAGCTCCACTCGATTGCCTCGTCCGTTTCCGAACCGTTCTCAAATAACGCCGCGCTGATCTCGCAATCTTCGTATGCGTTCAGCGTCGTCGGGATTGCCGTCGTGAACCGCACGGCGCGTCCGCCCTCTGCCGCTGCTACTGTGACCGCGATATTGGCGCTCTGCGCTTCGTTTTGCGCAAGGGTGGCAGTTATTACCGACTCGCCATCCGAAATCGCTGTGACCGCGCCAAATGCGTCTACGGTGGCAACGGACTCGTCGCTGCTCGTCCACTTATAAGAAATGGGGTTTTCGGGCGTATCTTCCACGCCCTCGCCGTTCCGCACGGAAGAGGCGCTGAACTGCGCCGTCTGTCCGACGGAAAGCGTTGTCGCTCCTGCGACCTCTATCTTCCACGAGAAGTTCTTGCCGCCTGCGACGTGGTTTACCATGTCGTCGATTTGGTAATTCGGCTCTTCATATCGGAGCGCAAACTCCAAGATGCGGACGGAGTTGTAATCCCCCGTGAACTCTTGCAGGAAGTCTGCATATCCCGTCACGCGGTATGCCGCTGTGCCGAGGATGAACCTTGTGTTGGTGTCTATCTGCCGCGTCGCGTCGTTGCATTGCATGACGGCGTTGAAGTAGCCCTTGGTAATAAGGTTTCCTTCCTGCGCGTCGCTGTCGTTTGCGTCTGCTCGCGCGTTCATAATTACCAACGGCTCGGAAATCACGTTTCCGTAGTAGTCGTAGTAATTCCAAACGGCATTGCAGCGCTCCACGATTGCTTTGCCGTCGCTCCCGGAAATATTGAATGGGTTGGCAACGAGCCAAGTGCTTCCCATCGTCACGACCTTGCTTCCCGGCATGACGTACTCAATGTCGCGGTCGGCAAAGAGAAGCATCTTGAAGTTGTCCGCTTTCCGCAGAATTGCCGCGCTCGGTCGCACCACGTCGGCAAAGCGGATGAGCCGCGTCTGCCAGTCATACGGATGCTCCGGGTCGATGCCTTGCACGAGCGCTTCCACATAGTCGGACGAGTATTTCGCCATCGTCTGCGTGAAGGTCTTGGTTTCGGGGCTGAAATACTGCCGTTGCCTGCTGTCGTACTGCGTCGGCGTGTTGTCGGAATACGGCAAGAGACCGCCGTTCGTCAACATGGCGTTCTTTAAGCTCTTGTTGATGCTCATAGCGGTCTCTCCTTTCGTTCAGACTAACTTGATGTTGCGGTTGCCGCCCGACATAACGGTGTTGTAGGCGACAAGCTGTTCGTACCACCGCAACTCATCATTGAACGCGATCCTGTTGTCGTGCAGGCGCTTGGTGATTTGCTGCGTGTAGTTCGCTTCGTTGACGGTCTCAAAGGACTCGTCGTGTATCTTCATGCTCATGTTGAGCCAGTTGCGAGAAAAGCGCTCGTCCCACACGACCGCGATGGCAAGGGCGAAAAGCCGCATCTGCGCGTCGCTCAAATCGGGAAACTGACCGTCAGCGTAGAAGTCCAGCTCGTAGTCAAGCCCTACTTCCGTCTGCTGCGGAATGGTAACGACGCCAGTCTCCGCGTCGTATTCCACGCTTACGGGCGTAAGCGATACCGTTCCGTTCGGAAGCGCCGTGCGCAGGACGCAGGAGCAAAGGTCGTATCCGAGGCAATCCGTCGCAATCTGCGTTTCACCCGCGAGGCTTTCCTCTGTGGAAATCCACTCGGTATCGTCATATTCCGCTTCCGCCATGCCGTTTTTCAGAAACGTCACAAGCTCCGGCGGCTTGGACAGGAGAGGAAGCGCCTGCATGATGACTGCCGCCATCCTGCGGTAAAACTGCGCGGGGCTGACTTGCATCTGCTCGTTCAGCCTCACGTCGTCGATCTGTACCATCGCGGCGCTTACAATGTCCGCCCAATTTGTCATACTGCGCTCCCTCCCTGTTGTGTGCCTCTATTGTTGCGCTCGGCTGTTTTTCGGATTAGGTAACGCCTTGAAAAAGCCCGCCTCGCGCTTTCGCACAGCAAACCCAACCCGTATTATCAGCGCATCACGTCGGCGGCGTTCATCGCCTCGATGATATCCACGAAGTCGCCGTCCTTACTGCCGAACTTCTTGCTCATACTGTTCAGCGCAACGACGACCTCGCGCTTGACGTACACGCTCTTGTTCATGTACGCCTCGTGGTAGCGCTTCGCCACCATCTCGCGGTGTCCGGCGCAGAGCTTCGGGTAGATGTCGAGGATTTCCTCGCCCAGCTCCACCATCTTGGCGAACGCCTTCTTGTCAAGCAGTTCGCCCTCCTTGTAGGCGACGCCGTAGGCTTCACGCTCGTCGTCGGTCAGTCCGTCCACGGCGATGATCCACCTCTTTTCGAGCAGCAGGCGGAACATGGCGTCCATCACGCGGGAAAGGTCGCTCTTCGGAACGAAGAAGCTCCCCGTCTTGCCGATGATCCTGCCGTACATTCCCTGCGGGCCGATCTCGTAGATGTTCTCGTCGGAAACTTCGGCTTGGAAAAGGAAATGCACCTTCTCCGCGTCCTGCGCCACTTGGATGATCTGCGGCTGCTGTTGCTTCGCCATCGCCTGCGCAACGGCGTCCTGCGTCGCCTTTGCGACCGCCTCCGCAATCATCGCCTGCACTTGCTCCTGCGTGAACGTGGCGGGTGCTTCCGTCACGGGCGTTTCCCCAACGACCGCTTCGGTCTCCTGCGCGGGAACTTCCACTTTCTCAACGGTTTCCTTTTTCTTCGGTCTTGCCATCTCAATAATCCCCTTTCTTTCGGATGGTGTTGACTTTTTTCCCGCCCGTCGGTGCTGCCCCGACGCTTGGAACTGTCTGCGGGATATGGGGGCGGATAACCGCCCCCGTTATTTTGGCTTCGGTTAGGAAACCGTGATGTGAGCGACCTTGGACGCAAACACCGCAGCGCTGTCGAGCGCGATGGTGAGGTTCATAATCAGCTCGAACGATGCCGTGCGCTCCGGCTCGATCTCGATGGAGATCGGTGTGGCGCTGTTGTACGCGATCGTCAGCGGCTTGCGACCGTTGCCAGCCATCATCCAAATGTCGTTGGGAGACAGGATGGTGGACACGGTGTTGTACTGCGTACCGGGAACGATGGCGTCCATGAGCGGCATCAGACGAACCGCCATGAACTCGCCGAGGTAGCCGGAACGGGTGTAGTCAGCGCCGAGCAGAGTCGCGATAGCGGCGTCCATGTTGACGTTGGTGCTGCCCGTGACCTGTGTCGGCAGAACCTTGGACAGCGCGACCAGCGAACCCGTGGCAAACAGGTTGGAGATGGAAGTGTTGTTCACGGCGGCGAGCTTGTTGGCGATGTTCACCCAGTTGGCGTTGGAGAACGTGCCAGTCAGCCCGGACGGGATGTAGGTCGTGCCGGAAGCGGCGGCGGTCAGCGCGGCGTTCCACATCGCCATCGTCTTGGAATACATTCCGGCGGCGAGGTTGGCGAAGAAGCGACCGAAGTCCATGTTGTTGCCGACGAGCTGATGCCACTTCATGCGGATTTCCGCTGTCTTGGGCTGCGGGTTCAGCGTGATGTCCTTGCTGTAGAAGCGGTTGGCAGGAACGCTGCGGGAAGCACCCCACGCGCTGTCTTGGAAGATGGGGATATCATCCGAACCGACGCTGATGGCATAGGTCTCGCCGAAGCCGACCTCAACGACGTCGGCAAAGCGGTCAACCGCTTCGCTGTAGACGGCGGGCAGGATCGGGTAGACGATCTCTTGGTAGATGCCTTGCAGGACGGCGAGGAAGCTGCGGTTGTTGTAAAACTGGGCGCTCATGCGCTTGAAGTCCTCATAGGACTCCGGCGCGGTCTCGCCAGTCACGTCGCAGGCCTTCTTCGCGGCGTAGAGCAGATGCTCGGCTTGGAAGGTCTTGTTGAGGGCAGAATACTCGGTATCGGACAGCTTGGCGCTGCCGACGCTCTCGCCGTGGGAGGCGTTGCGGAGCATCTGCGTACCCTTGCGGGAATGCTCAAAGAAAAGCAGGCGACCTTCGGAAACGATGTCCGCACGAGCCTTGCTCTTGTCGGCAGTCTCGCTCGCGGCGACGCGGAAGCAGGACTGGTCGATGCTGTTGAGAGACAGTTTGTTCATTTATGTTTCCTCCTTCCCTTGGTTACGCTGCGGCGCTGACCTTGCAGGCCACGACGTCGATGTAGTCGAAGGACTGCATATTGCCCTCGACGAACTTGCCCGTGCCGCGCAGCTTGAAGTAGACAGCGCCGACCGTGGCGGGAGCGGCGGCGGCGGGGACGAGCAGACCGTTGGCGATGGTGAAATACTGGTTGTTTCCGACGGACGCGCTCGCGTTGCCGACGCCGAAGCGATACACGCTCTCGCCGTCGAAGTTGATGCGGGTGAAGTTGCAGTAGCGACCCGCAGGAGCGCCGAGACCGAGCGTCGCCGTGCCGATGAAGTAGTTGTTGCCGTTCGGCGCGGAGAGGAGCTGGTTGTCGTAGGTGTCGCAGGCGTAGACGCCAGTATCGGCGTTCACGGTGGCGGCGGCGGCGACCATCTTCCATGTGTTCTCGTTGTTCACGTTGGTATATCCCTCGTTAGGCAGGAGGGAGTCGCGGGTGCAGAGCAGTCCGGCGGAGCAGTCGGTCTCGGTGTCGCCGACGAAATACTTTCCGGCGATGTGAGACAGATTGTCACGGCTGTTGTTGGTGATACGCGCCTCGAAGGCGGTGTTGGCGATGTAAGCCATGTTTTGTCACTCTCCTTTCAGAATTAGCCCTTGATACCCTTGCGGGCGAGAAGGGCTTCGACAGAACCGTCATCCTCAACGCCGGAAGCAAGGCGCTCCCAAACGTAGGTGCTGCGGCTCGCCTTGGCGGACGCCTTGTCCATCTCCATGACGGCGGTAGCGCAGAGGGAAAGAACCTTTTCCTCAACGGCCTTATCGCCCGTCCATGCGTGGTTCTCGTCCTCGCAGGCGGTGAACTTGCCGGACTCGATGTCCGCGCAAAGCGCCTTGATAGCGTCGTCGCTGACCTTGTTCTCGCGGTTTGCGTTGAACGCGGCGAGGGTGTCCTTCGCCATCTTCTTGGCGGCAGACAGGCGGCGGGCATTCTCGGCGTTGACCATCTGCTCCACGGTCGCGTTCGCGGCGTTGAGGTTCTTCTGCGCCGTTTCGAGCTTCGCGGACAGATCAGCGCACTTGGCGCTCATGGTTTCGATGAGGTCACACGCATCCACAAGGACGTCCTCGCATCCCTCTGCGCAGAAATGCGCCTGCGCGTTGACGATCTGAACGCGGTCGAGAACCACGCTCTCGTCAGCGGACGCCATCTTGTAGATAGCGGTCTCGCCGCTCTTACCCATGAGGCAAACGACAACGCCCGCGTCGGTCTGCTCGGCGGCAAGAACGGTGTACTCACCGAACTTTGCTTGCAGCTCACGGAGCTGCTGCTTGGAAAGTCTCATTCGAGTTTCAACTCCCTTTCTCATAGATTTTTGCGGCTTGGAATTTGCTTTGGCGCTTTCGGGGTCGTCGATGTAGGACGCGGCTCTCAATTTCAGTTCTTTGAACTCGTCCTGCATGGCGTTGAGCATGGCGATGTGCGCGTCCACAACCGCAGGCTGAACTCTGTCCCCTAACACGGTGACGCCCAGCGGTTTGTAACGCTCCTCCACCTCATAGCCGTCTTCCGTGCGGCTTTGCGTAACCAGCGCCTCGATTGAAACCGACATGGTGCGCCCCTGTCGCGCATCTTCGGCAATCTTGTCCACCAGTTCGCGGGCGTACCACGCCCACAGAAAGCCGCGTCCGACAACCCATGTATAGCCATCTCTCGACTCCAAACGGATATCGTTCGGATTTTCGGAGATTGCGCCCACGATCCTTTCAGCCGTTGCCTCTGTGAACGACTGATATTCCTCGCCGTTTGCGTCAACCTTTGTCTTTTGGTTGTGACCCGAACCGACGGTTCTTCCGCCGTTGACGTAGGCGACGAGGATGGGAACGCCCGCCCAAAGTGCGCGGTGTTCCTCCAAATTGATAAACTTCCAGTTGTTCCGATTAACGGAGTCGTTGAGCATCCACAGCTCGACCGGGAAGATGAATTCACCTTGCCGTTCCAGCAGTTTCAGCTCGCCGTCCACGCTCCGAAACTCGTTCATGTTTTCACGCTCCTTCGTTTGTCGGGCTGTCAATGTCGCCCTCGTGTCCGTCCGAGCTTCCGACGTCTTCGCTCGTCGGTCTTCCGCCTTGCGGCGGGAGATTGCTGTCGGGGTTCTTCGCCGTGTACGAGGACTTGAGCGGGATGCGTCTGTCAAGCAGCTTGCTTGCAACCACAGCGTCGCTTATCGCAATATCGTCCAAAATCGAACGGTCGTGCATTGCGTTGTATTCGATGGCGGCGGGCAGGATGCCGAGCGTCATGGACTCTTTCAGCTCCTTGCGGCGGTCTTCGTCGCTTGCCAAGTCGCCGAACATCTTGAACTGCCACTCATAGTTGAGGTTCAGCTTGCCGATAACGGCGTTCATCATGCGCTCAAACGAAGTGTAGATGACCTTGCCGAACTGGCTCTCGATCTGCATACTCACTTGGACAGCGCCCGCTCTTGCATCAGCGGCAGTCGGTATGATGGCGTTTAATCCGGCCTTGCTCATCATGTCTTGATATCCTTGCGACACGATGTTGATTGCGTTCGGCGCTTCGTCAAGGCTCTCCATCTTCATGTTTTTGAACGGCGCGGAAAAGATACCGATGCCGCTTGTGCTGTTCTGCGCGAGCATCTGATACCACAGCGCTTCAAACATTCGCCGTCCGGCGTCGGAGATTTTGTACTGGTCGGACGTGTTGTCGCTCTTGTCATCCCACGTCTCGATCTCGCCGTGCAGGATTTGAACGAGCGGGTTTTGCAGCAGCTCCAACTGGATTTGCTCCATGTCGGAAAGCTGAATGAGGTCGAGGAATAGTCCAACGAACGGCGGAAGCACGTTGTCGTCCGTGTCGTCGATCTCCATCGGGAAAACGCGGTCAACGGGAAGCGTCACCCAATAGAACCATCTGCCGTTTTGGTAGTAAACGTCTGCGTCTGTCGCCGCGTACCTTGCCGCATCCAAGTCGATGCCCGTCTTTTTGGCAAAGACGATTTTCTTGTCTCGCACGGCGGGCTGCGGCGTAAGACTTCCAAGCCAATCGTTGATATATGGCTCGAAAAGGTCTCCGAACTGCCGCCAATCCGTCCCGTACTGGCAGAAATACATAAGGTCAAAAGCGACCGTGTACTTGCTTACGTTGTTGTACCCCACGATTTTCGTCCAATCGGACGGAAGTCGCTGGATAAAGGCGTAGTTGACGGCGTTGTGCGGCTTGTCCACACTCACGCGCGGCACGACGAAGGTTTTCCCTTCCTGCAAGGCGCGTCCGGCGTACTCGTGCGCCTTTTCTTTGGGGTTCACCTTTTTCCGCAGCTTTTCGAGGAGCTTCCATTCGCGCCAAAAGGCGTCCGTCTTCGCGTCTTCCTTGTCGGTAAGGCTCGGCGCGATATACGAATGGTACGTTAAAAGGTTCTGATAGACCGTCCGCGTGTGGAACATTGGATAGGCGCTGTATTCCAGCCCCTTTTCCACAGCGCGGAGCGGCTTTTCGCTCGTGTCCGGGTGCGTGATGAACTCGCCGACTTCGTTCTTCGTGTAGTCCGCAGGGCGCGTTGCGATGCCCTTCACGCGCCTGTTCTGCACGAACGGGTTGGGCGTGTACATCGAGCCGAACCAGCCTTGGTTCATCGAGTTGTAGGCGGAAATCACATTGCCGATACCGTAGTCGGATGCGAGGGAGCGGAACTTTTTGAAAAGCTCCGGGTAGGACGCGCCGGAAACCGTTTTCAGTTGGTTGGTCATGTTTCCGTCCATCGTCTTCTCACTCCTTCGCTTCCTTTTTCGCCTTTAGGATCGCTTCGATCTGCTCGATGCGCTCCTGCAAGGTGCTTGTGATCTCCGCTTCGTGTTTCTTGGCTTCCTCTGCCAAAATCACGAGGTTGCAGTCCAAAAGCCATTGCTCGTCCTGCTTGGAGAGCCTGTGCGTTTCTGTCTGCGTAATCTCAATGCCGTTCTTCGGTGCTTTCTCCGCTTCGCAGTAGACAAGGATGTAAAACGGCGTGATGCGGCAAAACCGCTGCTTGCTCGCCTCTTCGATGCCGTCCTTGTCCACGTTGAACGCGAAGAGCTTGTATGTGATTTTCAGCTCGTCTGTCAAAATCTTCTTCCCCCTGTGCGGGCAACGACAATGCGGCTGTGCGGTGCGGCGGAAGCGGAAACGGGCATCCCGTTCTTGTATTTCTCCAAGAGCGCGTCCCAGTCGCTTTTCTTGTGCTTCTTTTGAAGATTGCTTCTCTCCAAAATCTGCGCCATCCGCATTGCGTACTTCAACGCCGACCAACTATCGCGTTGGATATGCTGTGAAATGCGCTTCTCACGGATGCCCTGTCCGCTCGGCTCTTCCCGTAGGTTCTGCATCTGCTGTACAAGCTCGTTCGTTTTCTTGTACGGTTGGGAAATCTTGTAGTTGAGCGAGTCGTCCTTGATGCGGTGGTAACGCTTGTAGGCTTCCACGCCCTCGTTCATGCTCTGCGTCAGCAGTTGCACGTTTCCATGCTCAAACTGCATTTGGCAGTTGTTAATCATTTCGGAGTCGGGATCGCGCACTCCCTGTCCGCCTGCGCGGATGGGGTAAATGACCGGGATCGCTCCCTCCAATTCCAGCTCCGTTTTTTCGAGGTGGCGGTAACAGCAAAGGGGTCTTGCGCCTCCGACGGGTTCTCCCATCAGCGCGGCAAGCACTCCATCGCCGTACTGCCACGCATCGATTGCCAAGTAGGTTTGGCTTCCCTCAAACGTGTATCTGTCCCAAATCCGGCGTATTCTCTGCGCCTGTGCGATGGGAGTTGGCGTTTCAGCGGGCGTCCAGTCCTCTATCCACACCACTTGTTTGAGGTATTTGTCGCGGTGGTAGAAATCGTTTTGCTTCGTGCATTTCAGTACCACGCAGGCGCATTTGGCGTTGCCTTTCGCGTCGCGGTACGAAACATCGTAGCCGATGATGTAAATAACGTCTTCCGCTTTGAGCTTGTTGTCGCGGTCTTTGCAGCAATGGTGCTGTTCCATCATCGCAAGCTGACGCGACTCGTCGATGATCTCGTCGCGGATAAGCGGGTTCTTGTCAGAACCGCTGTAAACGCTTTCCATTTCTCGCAGCCACGCCGCGCCCGTCAGCTCGTTTCTGATGTTCTCCGCCCAAGCGACCGGGCGCATCTGCTCCAAAAGAAGCACGTTGTACGGCACGTCGAGAACGTATGCGCTCTCGCCTCGCGCCATCATCCAGCGGTGTCTGTGCCGCTGTTCGTAGGCGTAACTTTGCCGCCGCCCCGCGCTCGTGATGCTGTGCTGCTTGAAGTAGACGTAAGCCTTGCTTCGTCTGCCGTGTACCTTGTACTCGCCGCGAATTGCCGGAATAACGACTTCCTTGTATTCGTCAGCGTCAAAGGCGGGGTTCTCTTCCTGCGCGGTCTCTTCTGCGGTCGCGTCGTGGATGGTGTTTCCACGGAACGCCTCAATGCTTATCTTGCTTCGGAACTGCGTCGTTACGATAAATCTGTCCTGCCCGTCCGCTTCCACGGTGAAGTGGTCTGTGAGGACGGGGTAGTTGTTTTCCAACTGCTTGTTTATCTGCGACGCTATCTTCGCGGATTGCTTGAAGCTCGGCCCGACGATTGCGGAGATTTGTCCGGGGAACGTCAGCGCTTCGCATCGCTTCTGTCCGTTCACGCAGAAGCTCTTCGTCGCGCCACGGCATCCCGTAATGTCAACGTATTGGTAACGGGCAAGCACACGCAGGAAGATGCGCTGGATAAACGCGAGGTCGTATTCCGCGTTGTCTTCGTCGCGGCATACGTCAAGCAGGAAGTCGGGGAAAAAGCGGAAAAACGCAACGAGCAAAATCCATCCTTCGCCGATGGTACTGTAATCGGCAGCTTCTTCGTCGGTTTTCTTTACCCAGCCGAAGCCTTTCAGCCACGTCTTTCCCGTTCTATGAGCAGGCATTAGTCTTCGTCACCGTCCTCGGTGAACTGTTCGCGGACGAGATGCAGATAATCGTAGACTTCGTTTTCCTGCTCGTTCGGTTCTTTGGCGAACTCGCTTGTGAAGTTGCCGAGCCGCATATCGTCGGGAAGCTCGCCCGGTTCGGGCATATCGTCGTTTTTCTGAATGTTTCGCAAAATGGCGAGAAGCGAATGTTCCTCCGCGTCAATCGTCTGCGGGTGCTTTCTCTGTCTGCACCACTTGTAGAAAATCTCGCAGGCGTCGTCGTAGGTCATTTCCGCTTCCGCGCCGTACTTCTTGCGAAGCGCGTCCACGATGCCGTCGAGCCTCTGCTTCTGATTGGGAAGTACGTCGGCTTTTCTCATGTTTGCGTCCGCAAGGTTCTTGCGGATCATCTCGTCAAAGTTCTTCGCTGTGGCAACGTCGTCCTTGTTCTGCGAACGAATGAGCTTGTCGCGTTGGAGAGCCATACGGGCGCACGTCCGCGCCGTGTCTTCCTGCTGGCGGTCGATAGAGCCGCCAACCGCGTCAAGCTGTGCCGTCATGGTGAGGTAAAGCTCGTCGAGGCGCTTATAGTCGTTCTCGCTGTAGCCCTCTCCCCAAACGGTCTCCCAACGCTCGCGCCTGTCCATTCCGGCAAGCTGCGCCGCGTTATAATCCGTCTCGCCGTTTGCAAACCCGTCTTTCGCCTTGTCTTTTTCCAAGGCCTTAACGTAATCGCCCCACGACTCCGCATCCGCATAGTCGCTGATATACGGCACGTCGTATGCCGCGCACAGGCAGAAAAGCGCAAGCGAAGGGTTCAGCGTAAGACAAAGGCGCTCATAGGCGTTGCGAATGCTTTTTTCATTTGCGAACCCCATGTGCGCCCCCTTTCGGCAAATTGTGTCCAATTAGATTTTCTTTCAAGTGTTGTAATAAAATAAAAACCTTGGGTTTGTCAAGTACCAACCCAAGGTTTTTGCAACTAAAAAGCACCAATCTTTTCAGTTTTCCGTGTTTTTTGATGCGTTTCTTGCCGTTTTCTGCTCTTTTCGGATTTTGCGGCAAGCCTCACACAGCGCACCGCCGAACGTGTTGGGCTTCCCGCAGTTGACGCATCTGCCGTCGGCGATAAGCCGCTCATAGCGCTTGCGGCTCTTCTCTCTTGCCGCGTCGCCGTACTTCGTTTCGCCGGAGTGCCCGTAGTCCGCAACGGCGACCTTGATGGTGTCGTTCGGATCAACTCCGCACTCTTTTTCAAGCCGTTCTCTGCGGCGTTCTTCCTCGGCGCGTACTTGCTCTGCCGTCTTGTAGAACTTGCACTCGCCCTTCGCGCACACAAGCTCTGTCAGCCCTTTGCACCCCTTGTGCCGTTCATCCCAAAGGGCGCAGTCGTGTTTCACGTCACGCATCAACTTTCGCTTCCTCCTGTTGCAGCAGTTTTCTTTTTTTCTTTTGATAGCGGTTGTCCGCCAGCTCTTCCTCGTGGTTTTCCCAATATCGCTTCATGCGCCGTTCGCGCACCTTGTCGCCGTTCGCGGCATAGTACCGCTTCCATTGCTCGGCGCGTTTCTTCGGATCGCGGTTGAGCGAGCGCTCGTGTCTTCGTTCTTCCGCCTTGCCGTCGTACCATCCGACGTGCTTATACGACGCTTGGAAGCAGGAAGACGAGCAGTAGTAGCGCGTCACTTGTCTGCGCGTGTCTCCGTCCATGATATAGACTTGGCGCATCCAAGGCGTGTCCGCCGTCGTTACGATGGTCTGCCCGCAGATATCGCACTCGCGGAAAAGCGTAAGGCGGCTTGCGGTCTTTCGGCGAACGCTCACGCGCCCGCCTCCTTGAAGTATCGGTGTCCGCCGATCTCGTAGCAGAAGTCCAGCGCGTTTTCGTGCCAAGCGGAATATCCGCGCGTGGAGTAGAAGTATTCGATAGGCTCGTCAAACGGGCGCTCACCGCAGAGAAACACTTGGCAGCAGGCTTCGTTCACATCTTCCATCCCGTCCAGTACCTTGCGACCGACAGGCGAAGCGTAGCGTCCCGGCATCTTCACCACTTCCTCCGGCGTGATGCCGCGCTTCTCCGCCGTCGTTGCAATGCATTGGCAGACGGCTAGGATGCCGTCGAACGGCTCTCCGCGAGCCTCTGCGCCGACCACGCGCACAACGTAGTCGAAATCCCATCCGAGGTCTGCGTAAGCGTCTGCGGGAGGATCGTCCAGCGTCACACTTGTCTGCTCGATCTGCTCTTTGAGTTCCGCGATTTCAAACAGCGCTTCTTCGTACTGCTCTTTGTACTGCCGCGCCAACTCCTCTGCGTTCTCGCACCGCAGTTCCGCCGCGCGGAGGTTGCTTTCCGCAACCTCTCGCATCATCTCCGCCTTGTTCTTCTCCATCGCGCCGCCGATGACGAGCGCAAACGCAAGCACGATTGCGGCGGCGAATAAAATCTGCTCAATTCTTTTGAGCGTTCGTTCGTAGGTCATGTATCCCGCTCCTTTAGTCCAAAAACAAATTCATCTGCGAAGCGTAAGCGGCAAACCGCTCTTCCTGCTTCTTGAAGTAATACGGGTCAATTTCGCACCCGACGAAATCCAACCCGGCGTTATGTGCCGCGATGCGGGACGAGCCGCTGCCGAGAAACGGATCAAAAATCTTGTCGCCTTTTTTTGCGAAGAGCCTGTAAATCCAGTCGTAAAGTTCGATAGGCTTTGCCGTAGGATGGAAGCGCGGATCGTCTTTCTTCCCTTGCGGGGCAAACTCAAACACTTTCGCGTTCGCGTTGAAGCTCGTCCATGCGTATTCAGCCATCGCCATCGTGAAGCTCTCGCTGATGGATAATTTGCGCCACACCAAAAAGCATCGGGTCGGCGGAAGCTCGAAGTAGTTGCCGCCCCAAATGATTTGGTTTCGTGAGACGCGGAAAATTTCGTCAAAGACTTCCTTTTCCGGCGCTACGTCCCACGCGATGATTTTTTTCCGTACTTCTCCGCCCAAGTTCCGCCCGTCCGGGTCACGCCGTCCGGGTCACGCTTGTACTTTTCAAATCGTGATCCGGGACTTCCAAATCGGTTATACGCTGGCGCTCCGCTCTCTCTCTCTCTCTCTCTACTTGAACATTCTGTGAACTGCCGTTCGCGTCTCCGTAAGGTGCGTCAACAACGGCTAGGTCGTAATAGTTGTCCGGAATGGTCTTCATCCACTCCATGCAATCTATTAAATGCGCTTCACTAATTGCCATTTGCTACCACCTCATCTTTGCTAACTACCGAGAGTTGATGCGGCAAAGCGTTTTCTCGTATGAAACGATTTCTCGCTTCTGCGGCCTCTTCTTTCGCTTTGAACGATCCAATTCTTTTCGGTCTGTTGTTTATCGAAATCATGGCAATCCACCGTCGCTCTTTCTTGCTCCAACTTACGCCTACCACGCCGCTTTTGTTGTTTTTTAGCATTGATAGATGCGTGTTCTGTTGGGTGTATGTAGCCCAGCGGCAGTTTTGCGGGGAGTAATCGCCATTTGGGTCAATTCGATCTATGGTAAGCTCGTCTGTATATCCGTTTTTAACAGACCATTCGTAAAACGACTGGAAACCGAACTCGCCCATCCATTCGTCGCAAACCGAAATGCCCTTTGCCCCGTATTTTCGATATGTTGCACAACGCGGACTTGTGCATCTTTGCTTCATGCCTTGATAAATTCTGTAAATCCGCGTCCGAGACATACCGTGCTTTATTTTGCGCTTGTCCGGCAGACTTTTCATGTAGGCGAGGCAGTCTGTGTTGAATGCTTCCGTCAACTCGTTCTCACCGTCCTTTAGTCGTAATCGTCGTAAGCGCTCTTTCTGCTGCGCTTGTTTTCGCTTTCTCGGTCGTAGGTCTGCTCGGTCTCATAGAACTGCATATGCTCTCCGTCGAACTGCATCACAAGATCGCCCGTCTTTCCTTTTCGGTTCTTCGCCACGCTCACGCTGACGAAGCCTGCGTCCTTATTCAAGTTCCACATGAAGATGCATTTGTTCGCGTTCTGCTCCAACTCGCCGCTGTCGCGCAGCTCGCGGAGCGTTGGGCGTTGGTCGTCGCCTACGCCGCGATTGAGTTGACCGAGCATCAAGACCGGGACTTTCAGCTCTTTGGCGAGGTTTTTGAGGTCGCGGCTTATCGCGCCGAGTTCCAAGTTCCTGCTGTCGTACTTTCTGTCGGCGCTCATCAGACCGCCGTAGTCTACGACGATAAGTCCCAAGTTCTTTTGCGTCAGCGCCTGCGCTCTGACTTTTGACGGCTTCACGTTCGGCGAGTCGTCGATGTAGATGGGGAGCGTTGCCGTTTCGCTGTACGCCGTTGCCGCGTCCTGCGACAGCTCGTCAAGCATCTTCGGCGGATAGGCGTCTCCGCTCAAATTGCGGTCGATGATCTCGTTCATCGTCAGCCTGCGCGTGTGCCGCGCAAGATAGCGTTCGCCTATCTCCGTGTCTTCCATCTCCAAGGAGTAGAGCTGCACGGCTTTCCCTTGCCGCGCCGCGTTCTCTGCGATAGACAGCGCAAACGCGGATTTTCCGACCGCAGGACGCGCGGCGAGGATGATAAGCTCACCGCCCCACATTCCTTTGAGCAGATGGTCGAGCTTCCCGTACCCCGTGTCCACGCGGTTCTCGGACTTCTGAAACAGTCCCATGTAAGTCCGTTCCATCACTTCGCTCATTGGCTTCATTCGTCCGCCGGAGCGGTTTTGGATCAGCTCCGCGCACACGGCGGCGATAGCGTCGGTCAACTTCGTTCCGCTCTGCGTGTTCAGCGCATCACCGACACGTTGGCGCAGTTCTTCCTCGTCCGCTTTCGCCCGCAGGAGCTTCGCGTACTCTTCCGTGTTTGCCGTAGTCGGTACGCACTCCATGCACTCCGCGAGGAACTGCCGAACTTCGGGTATCTCGCTTTTCAATGCGTTCGCCGCAACGAGCGCGTCGAAGGTCTTCCCGTTCGCGTCCATATCCATCGCGAGAACGTAGACCATTCGGCAGCTCTCGTATCGGAAGTGCTTCGGCTCAACGTAACGCGCAATCACGCGGACGAGCTTCGGCTCTCGGCAGATTGCTCCGACCAATGCAGTTTCTTCTTCGTGCGTGTCAATCATTTGATTGCTTCCTTGTTTCCCGCTCCATGTGTGCCATGAGCGTCACGAACTTCTCGCGGAATTTCTTACCGCTTAAAATGTTGCTCTGCCAAAAGGCATCGCGCTGGGAGAAAATGAGGACGTCGGAAATCGTTTCGTCGTCGTACCCGTCGATGCGGTGGAGCTTGTCAATGTCGCTCGCCCACCTCTGCAAGTCATCCTCTGTGATAGGCTTGCGTTTCGGCATCCTTTCCATGATGGCTCGTGAAAGCCACTTGGCAGCGCGATAAGGCTTGTCGGTTTCGGCGAAGCGCTTTTCGTTCTTCCCCTTGCTATTTTTTCCGTTCGGCGAGTCCGAAGCGACAGCTTCGCGACACGACTCTTCGTAAGAAGAGTCTATATCTTTCTCTTTCTCTATCTCTTTCTCTATCTCTACGTTACCGATTTGTTTCACTTCCGTTACACTCGCGTTACAAATTTCGTTACACGTTACGGTTTCATCAAAATAGCCGATGGAATCAAGCACTTCTTCGGGTATCTTCAAATCAGAATAATGCACATTGCTATGACATTTTCTGCAAAGCAGTATGAGCTTGTTCAGCGCATTATTCTCCGGCTTTTGTTCGTCATAGTTGTCGATGTGGTGTACGCAGAGATTTTCAATACTGCCACATAGCGCACACTGATACCTTTCCCGCTGGCATACAAGAAAGTAATTTCCGCCATACCGCTTGCGGTTTGTATCATCGTCAACCATAGGAATGTGTTGCTTTTCAGCGCATTTTTGCTTTGCTCTAAACGACCTTTGCCGCTCCGCGTTTGTTTTAGGAAGTTGCATCCCGGTAGAGTCTGATAACGCTTTCTGCCTTTCGCGGAAGTCTCTGACGCGCTTCGCGCCGCTTCCCTCCGAGCCTATGTTCATCGCCGCGAACGGCAAAAGATAGTCGATGTGGTCAGGGGTCTCTATCAACCCGCACTTTGAAAGATATTGAAGCGTAACCGCCACGTTTTCCGGCTCTTCGTCTATGTCGATTGCAAGTTCTTCTGCAAACGACGGCTCGTACCCGGAGTATTTGAGCATCCCGCCGTTGCGTATCGAAAGAAGTTGCATTTTGAGATAGATAATCGTGTAAGTGTCTCCGCCAGCGATTTTCCGAAGACGCTTTATGCGAACGGAAGAAAAGAAGTCTTCTTGTAGCTTCAACCAGTAATATCGCTTTTCAGCCATGCGTTAATCCTCCCACTCGTCCGGCGCGTCGTTCGCCTGCTGTTCCAAGATGTCCTGTATCGGCTTCGACGCCATCAGACCAAACATGGAGTCAATAACTCCTGCGGGGATGATGACGTCCACGTTCATGTGCCGAAACCACATCTCCCCGCGCTTTGTCTTCTGCTTTTGGCTCTTGACGCGACCAAGACACACGACGATATCTCCCACTTCCGTCGCCGCCATGACCGCAGTCACGTTCCTGTAGCCCGTGGCATAGCACTCCACGCAAAGCGGACGCCGTGCCTTTTCCGGCTTCCCGCGCTTGTCCAGCTTTCCGTAGTTCGGGTTCGGCTCGTCGGAATACTTCACGAGGAAGTTGACGCGCCGATGCTTGCGGAGCGTGTCTTGCGCGTCCCGGACAGCACGACCCCAAACGAGGCCGTACTGCCGGATAACTTCGCGCGGGTTTTCATCGCCCTTGGGCGGAAGCTGTTGCCCAAGGAAAAGTCCACCCCAGTTGTTCATGGGTCAGAACGGCAGTTCCCCGCCGTCGTCGTCTTCGGACAGTTCCTCAAACTTCTGCATGGGCGCGGCGATAGGATCGGGCGCAGCGGCTTCCTCTGCGACGGGCGCTTGCATCTGAATAGCAAGGTGATCCACGCGCAACTGGTCGTGCGGCTTTCCGTCCTTGCCGTCGTAGCGCTCATACACGCCGTCAACGGCAACCTCGTCTCCCTTCTCCAAGCAGGCGGCGAGCTGACCGAACGCCGAGTCCGCCCACGCCTTGCAGTCCATGTACTTGTCCTTGCCGTAACTAACGGTGAAGAGTACGACCTTCTTGCTGTCGGGGATATACGGCGTCTTGGTAACGTAACCGCAGACGCGCAGGCTCACCGTCCCGTCATTCTGTTTGCTCTGAAAAAGACTCATTGCTTAACCTCCGAAAAATCCGTTGGTGAAGTCCTCGGCGCTCTCTTCGCCGGAAACCGCGTTTTTCTTGCCGCTGTCGCTCGACTTTGCCTTGCGCGTGTTCTTTTCTGCCTTGGGCGTTTCGCTCTTCTGCGGCGCGTTCTCGGCGGCAGGAGCGTCCGAGACGGTCGCTTCCGCTTCGATGACTTCGCCCGTGTCCGCGTTCACGCCAAGGTCGAGGTCGGGAATGAGTCCGTCCTCGGCGGCGTTGTCGTAGGCAAGCGCGTTGCGGATGGCGGCGCTGTTGGCAAGGCGAACGTAACCGCTGTTGAGCAGGCGGCGGACGACGGTCTTCTTCATCATGGTCTCCGGCGAGCCGTACCACGGCGAGGAAGCCTTTACCTTTTCGGCTTCTTTCGGATCATACTTGCCCTTCTGCAAGGCAACGTACTTGTCGTAGTCGAAGCTCTTGGAGTAGCGCTTGGCGTGGTCGATGATTTCGGCGATGGTCATGTACTCGGAGCGGAAGTAGCCGTCGCGCATTTCCACATAGGCCATGTAGCCGATGACGGGATGCTTCTCGGCTTCCTCGTCCGTTGCGTACACGGAGAAGTCGAAAGACGGGCGCTTGGTGCGCTTGTCCCGCCCGATGTACTCGCCCTCGCGGACTTCGATGCAGTCCATGTCAGCGACTTCGCCGGACGCAAGCGCGAGGGCGATAAGACCCTTGTAGCTGATAACGTAGGCGCAGCTCTCGCCGAACGGGACGAGGTGGTACTCGCGTCCGATGGAAAGCCCCTGTCCCTCGCCGCGCAGAGCGGCGGCAACGATGGTCGCGGGGACGCACTTCTGCAACTGCGGACTCGCCGCCACAGCAGAAATGAGAGACCCGGTAAGACGGGCGGCGCTGGCGGCGTCGGGGACGGATTTGCGGATAAGGTTTTGCAGGCTTTCGCCCGTGACAGCGACGCTGAACGTCTGCTTCTGCTGCGGTCTCGCCGCAAGCGTGTTCTGAACTTTCACGGTGTTTTCCTCCTTAATTTTTGAGTGATTTCTTTACCCTGTTCACAGTTCGGACGCTCACGCCGAGCGCCGAGCCGATCTGTGCGTTGGTGCAGTCCTCGCCGACCATGCGGATAAGGATTTCCATGTCGATTTTGACTTTCGGTCTGCCCATGCGCTTCGGTGCGCGTCCGCGCTTGGCGATGCAGTCGATGCATTCGCTGTACGGGCAGTTCATGCACTTGTCCACCTCTGCGGCAGACGGACGAGGGAGTGCCGCGTTCATGGCATCCTCGTTTTCTGCGTCAATGGAGAACCACGGCAGAGATGCGGAGCGAACGATTTGAAGCATTGTGCAACACTCCCCTTTCAGACTTCTTGTACTTCGATGCCGTGAACCCACAGCATCAGCTTTCGCTTGATGACGAATACGCGGTATGCCGCGCTCGCCGGGTCTCTGTACCCCTTCACGTCCTCGACAACGGTGTTGCCGCTCGCGTCCTTGTAAACGAAGTCGGCAACGTAGGATAAGGCGCGTTCCGCGTGTCCGTCGGAAAACCGTTGCTTGGGTATCAGCTCGTACTTGACTTGGAGCTGTAGGTCGCTGATTTCTCCTACCCGTTGCAGAAATACGAGGTGTCTGTATCTGTCCAGCTCTTTCGTGCTGTCGAACGTGTGCGGCGTTCCGTCTTCAAGGCAGGCTTCGACTTTTCGTGCGTGGTATTTGTTTTCTTTCTTTCCCTTTTCTGCGCTTTCGGCAGGAGCGGCGTTCGCGTTCAGCTTGTTCAGAATTTGCTGTTGTGCAGCCTTGCCAAGCCGAGCGAAGTCCCTTGCGTCCAACCCCATTGCTCACTTCACCCGCCCCAATCTCATGCCGAGACTCTGCATGAAGACTTTGAGCTGGCGGAACTGCTCGCGCGTACCCGTTGCGCGGAAGTCAATAGTCAGAAGCTCGTCCTCGTATTGCGGAGCGACCGCAACGGTGGGTTGTTCCTCTTCCACTTCCTCGTAGACCGCCTCGGCTTCCTTGCGTTCGCGTTCCATCTGCGCGAGGCGTTCCCGCTCCAAACGGGCGCGTTCGGCTTCCATGCGGGCGCGTTCCTCTTCCGCTTTGCGGCGTTCCTCTGCGATGCGGCGGGCCTCGAACTCCTTGGCTTTCGCCATGCAGATGCGCGTGTCGCGGCGGTCTTTGTAGAGGTCGAGCAGATACGGAACGTCGTGTTCGTCGAACGAGCGGACAAATTCAAGGTCGTCGCGCGTTGCCATCAGCGTGGACTTGATAACGTCCTTTGCGTCATCCTCGGAAAAGCCCTTGTTGCCCCACCGGGCGTCGAAGACCGCTTCCCAAGGAAGATATCCGCGTTCCTCGTCGAACCCGTCCACGCTGTCGTAGTAGTTGCGGATGCGTTCGATTTTTGCCGCTCTCTCGCGTTCCTCGTATTCCTTGATCTGCTCGTCAAGGTTCTTCGCGCCGTCGTCGCAGATGGCAACGAGCGCCTTGCACTTTGCCTCAAAGGCGGCAAGAGGCTCGCTATAGGCTTTCTTGACGGTCTTGCGCAAGTCGTCGATGTTTCCGGCGACCTTGCGGATTTTGGCGCGGTCGTTCTTCGCGTTGGGGATGTCGTTCTCCTGCACCACCATCGTGCGGTACGGCTCGATCATCTCCGTCAAAGCCGCTTTAACCTCGTCAAAGTTCGCTTCGATGACGGTGTTGCGGACGACCGCGAGCGCTTCTTCGCTTACTTGGAAATTGATGTCAGCCATCTTCGTTCTCCTTTACGATGGAATACCGGGCAAAGCGGACGGTCTTGCCATATCTGTTCTTCCGCTCAACCGCGTCCGTCTTGATTTTGTGTCCGGCCTTGCGCAAGTCGAAAATCCTAGCGCCGAGCCGATAGCAGCCGATCTCTTCGATTGCCTGCGCGGGCGTGATGCTTCCGTTGTCCCGCATGAATTGCAGGATCATCGCGCAATGCGTCAGCGTGGTCTCGTTCGTCAACGCGCCGCTCATTCTTCCGCCTCCGCCCAAGTCTGCGTGATGACCGAGCAAGGGAAGTTCGGCTTCGGAAGGTCGGTCTCCACGACGATGGCTTTCTTGTCCTCGGTCACTTCCGTGCCGCGATTGCGGACAGGCGCGGCGACGACCGTTCCAACGGCGATGTCTGCGCGGTGCGTTTCGTAGGTGTACGAAGCGCCCGCGAACCCGTCTACGGGCGCGTCCTTGTAATACTTGACTGCGATAAACATTTCTCGTTTCTCCTTTCTCACAGCGTCAGCGGAACGGGCGGAAGCGTTCTGTTCTGAATGTGCCGAAAGAACTCGGTTTCCTTTTCGAGCAGCCACTTCAAATCCTCTTCCACGTCGGCGCGTTGGATTTCGTACTCACGGAGCGTCACATCTCCGTTCATTGAGTAAAGCGCGGCGTAGAGATACGCAAAGTCGTACCCGGTCGCTAGGAGCTGATGCAGGACTTGCAGATAGTAGTTCTGCGGCAGATTACCGTTCACCCACTTTTCCCATCCTGCCTTTCCGTTCGGTGAGGCGGTCTTGATCTCCAAGATGCCGCGCCGCCCGTCCTCTGCTTCCAGTTCTCCGTCCAGCGTGGCGAATAACCACGGGCGTTCCGTCTGAAACAGGATGTCGAACTGGTGGTATTCGACCTTGAACTCCGGGTGACTCGCCGCGAAGAAGTTGCGGATTGCGCCCTCCATCCTCACGCCGCGAGCGACTGCCGCGTTGTCGGATATGTCTTTCGGAGCGCTTTGCCCGGTTTTCAGCTTCCACAGCTCAATCGGCGTCATCCACGGCGACATACCGCAGGCGGCGGCGGCTTCGCTTCCGCCTATCCCTTGCAGGCTTCGCGCTTCAAGCCAATTTTCTCTGTTGGCGCAGACGATGCGTTCAAGGCTCATTGACAGCCTCTTTCAGCATGAAGACGCGACCGCGACGATATGTGACGATAACGCCGACATTCATGCGCTTCTCGGCGCTGCTGTAGCTTCCTGCGCAGGAATGGACGTTCTTGTAGCCGTCGGTGTTGACCTCGCACACTTCGGCGTCCGACGCGATGAACTCCTCAATGTCGTGCGCGACTGCGGTGTTGTACGGCTTCCGCGCAAGCGCGTCGTACTCTTCCTTGGTAACGGGAAGGATCATTTGCTTTTCTCCTTTCTTTCAAATCCGTTCTGTTCCGCTTCCAAGCGGAGAAACGCGGATAGGACGCTTTCGTAGTCCGGCGTTCCGATAAAAGTCACGGTGTCCATCTTTGCACCTATCCTTTAGGTTTCTAAACTTTCAGCGCAAAAAAATATGCGCCGATCTCGTCGTGCGGGATTTCCAATGCGTCGCAGATCGAGAAGATTTCCGTCTGTCGGAACTCATACTTCCCGTTCAGCTTTAAGTTGAGATGCCCGGAACTGATGCCGATTTTGTTGGCAAGCATATCCTGCGTGTACTCGCACTCCCTCATCCGCCCAAGCAGCTTTCGGTAGTCATAGCACACATCCGCCATTCTGTCGCCCCCTTTCGTTTGGCTTTCGTTTGTTTAGCTTTCTAAAGACAATGAAAGGATAGCACTTTCCCGCTCTCTTGTCAATATGTTTTTTTGAGTTTTCTAAACTATTTTTAGAAACACGGTTGATTTCTCCGCGCATTTGTATATAATGAGTGTAAGGAGGTGAGTCGCGTGGAAGTTGATGGTCTGATTGATAAAGCGCAGTATCTCGCTGATCGAGAAAAGCTCGTCCAATCGGTGAAACTCGACGCCGACGAGCCGCCACGCCACGACTACGAGAAATTGAAGGAATTGCTCGGCAAGGATTTTCGGACGCGCTACGCCGCCTTAAACGCCGAAAACAAGCGCGTCTTTTGGAGATCGCTTATCTCTCGCATCGAGTGGGATGCTGACCGCAACTTGCGGTTTTATTTTAAAAACTAGTGTACTTTTCGGAACGCTCCATGTGCAGCGTGTCTATTAGTACAATAATTTGATTGGGATTAAAAAAAGAGAAGCGCAAGTGCGCTTCTCTTTTTTTTTTTCCGCAGATGCGTTGATCTCGCGCGGAGATAGTCGTTATTTTCAAAGCGTTGTTTTTCTTTCGCTTCACGCTCTTTTTTAACGGCTTCCAAAAACGCCGCTTCTTTCTCGCAGTTGCCGTGGCAAGTCTGCGGGTTGTCCTTTGTCGGCAAAATCCTGTCGGGGCAATTTCGGCAAGGCGGTTTGACGCTCGGTGACATTCAGCGGCTTGCCTCCTCCCAAAACACGCGGTGGTACTCGGCGTACCGCTCTTGGATGCTCGTGCTTGCGAGCTTCTGATGTTTCTTCACCATCGCGTCGTACCAACCGCACGGGTTCATTTCCGGGCATCCGCCACGGTAAACGCAGTTCGGCACAAGCACGTCCGAAAGCTCCGGCTCGTAGGGATAGAGCGTCAGCTTCAAATCCTCGGCGTATTCTCTCGTTTCCTTTGCCGCTTGGAAGCACAGGCGCTTGCGCATGGTATCAATAAGGTGCTGGCAGTTTGCTTCGCCTGTGAAGTCAACAGGTGCGTCCTGCGGGAGTTTGGTGCGGTCGATGCCCGTGCGGTCTGTCCGTTGGCTTTTTACGAAGCACTCCCATTTGTGCCGGACGAAGTGTGTTGCCACCCAAGACGGGATATCCGTCCACTTCCACTTGACGGAGATATCGCGGATCGGCGAATGCTCCGCAATCAGCATACGGCGCTTGAAGCCAATCGACGGCGCACGACCGAGCGGCGGCTTGCTCACAGTAGACCGCGCGTCGTCTACGACTTCCTGCCAGTCACCCTTGATTTTCAGCAGTTTGGTTTTCATTACTTGCGCTTCCCCCTCTTCTTCGCCGCAGGATGGCGTTGCTCTTTGATCGGCTTGTCGTAGCCGAGGTTCTTGACGGCAGGATAACGCTCACGGAACGGAAGGAAATCGACTTCGCCCTCGTAGGCCGCTTCCAAATCGGCGTCCATGCGCTCCTGCGCCACATCCTGCTCCTGTCCGGGATTGTAAGCGTCGTGGAACTCGTCCACGATGCCGACGCATCCGTTGAAGAACTCGACCAACTCCTTGCCAGTCCAACCCTTCCGAGCAAGGAAGATGGTCGCCGCGTCAAATGCCTGCTGCTGTCCGCAGCGCTGACCGTCATCGAAGCCGTTGATATAAAGCGCGTTCATGCGACGCACATACTCGCTCTGTAGGCTCATTCTTCCAACTCCTCTACATACATCCAACTCTGCAGCGGGCGCGTCACGCCCGTATAGGATAGTTTCCCGTCGTCTCTGATGCAAAAGACGCTGTTTTCGCCGCAGAACTCCGACAGTTCCTTCGGATTGTCGTAGATTTTTAGGTTGGATATGCGCCACCCGTATAACGGCTTGTTCTTACCGTATTTCTTTTGAGCAAAAAACGGTACAAGGCCGCTCTTGGAAAATACGTCGGCATATTCGCCGCGCTTATCTTCAAGAACTTCGTCGCAGACAAACTCACCGATGACTTTTCCGTTCCTTACGTCGTTCTTGTCGTTACACGGGTGCAACACTTCGTCGATGTTCTTTGCTTTCGTGCAGTAGATATAGCACTTAAACGGGGTGTCAATCTTCGGGCGTGTCTTTCGGATTTCGATTGTTTTCCTGCCACTTGCGATTACTGCGCACCATGTCGGTTGAATGCTGATAAGGACTGCTTTGCTCATAAGACCACCTCGAAGCTGTCCGGCTCGATCTCGACGAAAAGCGCGTCGCCGTGGACGGACTCTAACTTGGAAATGTCGTGTTCGTTTCCCGTGGCGATTGCTTCCGTCAGAAGCGTCGCAAGGAAGATGCGACCATCTTCCTTGCTGTATACGGACGGCGAATACATATTTTTGCCGTCGCCCTTCTTAACGCCTTTAAACATGATTTCTGCGCTCAAATACATCACTCCTTTTCAAAACAAGCTCATTTGCCCTCTTACAATCCCCGGACTTCTCCAAGTCGAAAAATACTCGGTCGCAAGGCGTCCGTTCTTTGTCCACTTGCAGAAAACGAGCTTCTTTACGGCTTCCTGCCGTTCAAACACTTTGTTTACTCCGTGTCGGTGAAACTTTGTTGATCCTTGCGTTTCTCCGACGAATGTCCAGTTGTCGGCACGATACATCGCGCCCTTGCGGTTGTCCGCTTCAATGATAAAGGTTTCAAACCCAGCCACATCAACGCCGTAATGCAACTTCCAGTCCTCGGCAATGCGCTTGCGCCACATCGACAAAACTTGCGTTCCTAGGTTGGGAACGTGCTTTTCAAGGCGAAACACGGTGTTGTCTACGATACTGTTCAAGGCAATCTGCCTATTCTCGCTCGTAATGCCGAAGAACTCGTCCCTTGATTTGACCGCATATGCTGCGGCCCCCCCCCGAAATTATCCCAACGATTTGATTATCTAGATAAACGAGGTAATGAAGTTGTTGACCGATTGCGCCGTGGTTTGGAATGTAATGCCGACTTCGTATTTCTTGGTATGCGTCGCAACTGCGCTTGCAGTTGACCAATCTTATGTTGTTCATTCAATCAAAACAGGCTCATTTGCCATTCACCTTTTCCGGCGGAACGATGACGACGCAGTTCCCGTGCTTGTCCAACAATTCCAAAAGCAACGCCTTTGGATAGCGGTAGATCAACGAGCGCACCGTGTAGGTCACGCCGTCAAGCTCCACGGGCTTCTGCTCTCTCCATGCCGCTTTCGCTTCGTCATTCGTCATTTCTGTAGTTCTTGCGCCACATCTCTTGACCTTGATACAGCCTGTTTTTGAGCCGCCAGCGCTGTACCGTGTTCTTGCTCTTTCCGACCGCTTTGGCGATTTCCTTGTCCGTCTTGCCCTCTTTGAAGAGCTTGTACGCGAGAGCCTTGTCCCAATCAGACAGACGACCGCGCTTCTTATCGCTCTTCGGGTTCGTGTGACACACGCATCCGTAACCGCTTGCGCACGGACGCCGCATACCCGTGTCGATCATGTAGTTGCAGCAGCTCGTCGATGGGTCGAGCTGGACGCGGTGACTGCAACCAACACAGTATGAGTCCACCATGTTCGGCGTTTCGCCTCCCCTTTCGTTATCATATTTGCATTATACCGACGCAAAAAGCGCACTTTTGGCGCAGAAAAGCAGACAAGGGGCAATCTCCGAAAAAGAGATCGTCCCTTGTCCGCTTATGAGGAAAACACACACCACATGGCACGGGAGGATGGAGTCGAACCTATACTGCCTTTTTGACTACGCTTTTGTAAATAGCAAAGGCAATGGCTGAGAAAAGGAACATCCTCGTGCGCTGTGTCTCGTCACGGCTTTTGAGCTTTTTGAAGCGGCATTCAAACGTGTACGGGAAAACACGATCAGGATATTTTTCTTTCAATTTCTCGATCAGGCTTCGCTGCGTTCTTATCGTTCGATTGTTCGACATGTGATTTATCAAACACAGCTGGCGATCGGGGAAAGTGTTTAGTCTATCAATTGCACCGGCCAAAGAATCTAAACCACCAGAGAAAAGCATAACATCAATGTTTTTCCCGCGCTGAATGTTCAAACCGTTGTTTGAAAAAAGGCTCGTTTGATATTCTTCGGTTTTCAACGGCTCATGGGTTGCTTTTGAGAAATGGAATTCAAAGGATTTATCTCCTGTCATAAACACCAACGAAGCGGAGAGAGCATTTGTCACCTGGGGAGATGACCAAAAATCATGATCGAGAACTGGAATCTCAAATATCCAACTACGACTCCAGCTGGCGTTACTAAGACTGTCTCTTTTTCCACGACTGGCACAGCGATCCGCGCAAAAGACATAGGAGGCAATATGTAGAAGATCAATAATCCTGTCAGGCAATTCTTGAGGGGTATCAATAAACCTGTCAAAGCGTGTAGTGACGTTTTCCATGATCTGATCATAGCTGTGATTGGATAAATTGATCATGTTACTGTTGCATTCATTTGAGATGCATGCTTCACCGCAATAAACTTGTATGGGCCTGGAGCTTTTCATTGATGCGTTTTTCATTGTCCAGCCCCCTCTCTGCGAAATTCTTCTTTTATCTTCTTAAATGCTACCGACAAAAAGCCAGAGATTTTTCCATCGTCTGGTATTTGGACTCCGGTATTTTTGTTGTACCAACCTGCAGCAAAAGACTGTACCAGTTTGGAAATATCCTGTGAATGGATAGTTATCGCCTCAGCTTGCTTTTTCAAGTTTTGATTGAAAGATACTAGTTTTGAATAATCACGTATCTCACTCGCAGCAGCTCTTTCGAGGAAATAATTAAGGTTACGTTCAGTGAATTCAGCCACAAAAGAACGGGTCATTTCACAGAATGCCGCCCCCGAATCAATATCACTCCAAACACTCTTTTCGTCAAAGCCATCAAAGCTGAGCTGATTGGTTTCATGAACCTGTTGATATGAAATAATGGCGTTCATCAAAGAGTCTTTGGCAAGCTTTCCGACTTCCATGGAGTCGCTTTCATCTGAGAGATATTGATTTGCCCCTTGGAGCAAGGAATACATTGTGATATCGCCGTTGGCTTCCACGTCAATTTCTTTCAGCTTTTCTGAAGAATTTGAAAAATGGCAAACTGTCGCCAAAAACCGAACCGAAGCGATTATGGCAGGATCGTATGCAAGCGAACTATACAAGGCCCTAAGTGCATCAAGTGTGTCTGCAGCGACCTTGGAAACCGTTGATCTATCTCCGTCATAAGCCTGCAATTGCGCAACTATTGATTGCCATTGCTTCGTTTTCGGGATAAAACCTATCCTTTCATGTCCCATATCAAATTCCTCTTCTCACTCTTTTGGGGTATATCGACTTATAGCGTTATCGCGACTCGGACTTTTGGGCTTTTCTATAGTTGTTATTCAAATAGGAAACCATTTTAACATTATTTCCGCCGTCTCGAGGAACCTCACATCATAGATCGGAATATACGTAATATCCCCATGAACAGCTGGGCTTTTCGTTGTAGCACAGCGCACCGCTGCATTTTTCAGCAAGGTTTCTTCTCCGAAAAGAATACATTTCAATACTCCAGACAAGGGAAAAATCACACAATTCAACAATTATTCTGCACGGACCATCGCACACTTCAATACCCCGTGTGATCTTTTTGCGCCGCGCGTCCTTTCATTTTCCCTTGCTGCTGCAAAAACATTATTTCAATTTTGCAGTACGCCGGTGAAAATGAATACCGGCAAAAGGCATTTCTGTCCGACGCGCGGAAATGGAGTTGCCGGTATCCGGGAGGATTCCAAAGGAGGGCCGGGAGGCCTGCCTTTGGCACACGATTTTGCCCTGCAAAGTCTAGTGTGTTATACCTTTTGCGGCCGCTGACGGCGGAAAGGGACTTCCCGTGTTCGGGAGGCCGTTTCCGATGGCAGCAGAACAGCGTTTTTGCAATGCCGTCAAAATTGCAAAAATGGTCTGTTCGGCAACAGGTGATCCGGCGAGATTTCATCCGCAGAGGAAATGGAGCAGGATCACCGAGGGAGCAAAAGGGATATAATATAAAACGTAACCGTGGCAAGAGTATCGTTTTGACAAATCGGTGTTTCTGCACAACGAGTTGTAAACGGATGTACTGCCCATGTTGAACGCTCTCGCAAACTTTCTTGCGTTCACAAACTCTCCAACAAAATTGTTTTCTAAATCGTAAACATAGAATGGCTTGCAATGTTTTAACTCCCACGTTTCCAACCGACGCGCTTTTGCTGTTCCATAATTGTTGTTTTGCGAAACAGTACACCATTCCAAGTTGCTTGCGCGATTGTTTAACTTGTTTTCGTCTTTGTGATTGACAAGGCGAAGAGAGTGTTTGTTCGGAATGAACGCAGAAGCAACAATCCTGTGAACCGTGTACTGCTTTCTCGTTCCATCCGCCTTTCGCAAGCAAGCAAGTTCGTAACCCTTGTTGCTAACGCAAGTCTTTATAATTCGATTTGCTAGAACGCTATACACTTTACCGTCGTCGCTAACCTTGTATCTCCCTTCAAACCCAACAACGTCCTTCCATATGCGCGCCATTTTGCACCTTTCCTTTTGGCAGGCGCGTTTGGATTTGAACCAAAACCCACAGCTTCAAAGGCTGTCATGCTACCCTTACACCACGCGCCTATATTTTGCCCGTCTTTCCGGGCTGTCAACCATTGATGAAATCACCGCTTTTGGGACGCTGGTTCGTTCCGCAATTACACAATCGGTGCTTGTGGGGCTTCGTTCATGGACTTCCTAAAACCCATCCGGCTTCTTTCAACGTCGGTACTTCACAGCACTAGGCAGTTTCTCGCGTTGATGTGTCCACGGAGAATTGGTGCAGAAAGCGGGAGTCGAACCCGCAAAAAACAGGGTTTGAGCCTGTCGCGTCTGCCAATTGCGCCACTTCTGCGTTTGGTGCTTCCGATTGGAGTCGAACCCATAGCTTTGACGGGCTTAAACCGTCTGTGTATGCCAATTCCACCACGGAAGCAATATTGGAGCGGCAGACGAGGTTTGAACTCGCAACCCTCGGCTTGGAAGGCCAATGCTCTGCCAATTGAGCTACTGCCGCACATGGAGCTGGCGAAGGGACTTGAACCCCCAACATCCTGCTTACAAGGCAGGCGCTCTGCCAGTTGAGCTACACCAGCTTATATTTGCCAACGGTCGGATTTGAACCGACATCGAGCGAGTTTCGCGCCACTACCGCTCTCCAAGGTGCGAGGCTCTGCCGTTGAGCTACGTTGGCATTCGTGGCGGTTGTAAAACAGCACCCACGCAAGCGCAAGTCCCTGTAACTGATCCGCCGCAGTTTGTACGCACTATTTATTCTGACTTATCCTCGTGCAAACTTTCAAGCTCCATTTCAAGCGCAAACAGGATGCGCGTCGCTGCGTGTGCAAGATGCTCGTTCCCCTCGTCCCCGGCGAGCCAGCAGAGGATGTGCGTCAGCGCTCTGCCGATATGCTCCTTTGCCGGGATCAGCTTGTAGTTGTACTCCTCATACCCGTGTATCTCGTTCGCTTCCCAACGAACGTGAGATACCGCGAGCAAGGCGCGTGGCGGAAGATGCTCCGAACGATACGGGCGCTTGTGCTGCTTCCCGCCGCTCTCGTTCTCGTGGACGGGTTCGTCCTTCGTCATGCCGTCAATGCCGACCTTCGGTTCGTGGTGGACGACCGCAGCGTCCTCTATGATGTCTGTGCTTCCGCAGTAGGGGCATTCGGCGTCCGTCGTGTCGCAGAGCGAGCCGTTGGTCGTGGTGTAGCGCCTTTCGACGTACTGCGGCGTGTCGAACTTACTGCCGCAAAAGAGGCAGACGTACTTGGGGTTCTTGTCCATCACCATTCTCCTATCTCACTCAAAAACTCGCTGACCGCTTCGGAAAACGTGATCTCCTTGCCGCAGGCACGGGAATACACCATCCCGTTGTCCTGTAAGAAGTAATACTGCTTCCCGTAGTATGCGCTCGTGATAAGCTCAAACATTTCGTACTGACCGCGCTCGTGTTCCGTCATCGGGCGCTTTTCGGCAATGTACTTGTCCGTGGCAATCACTCTCCTTTCTGCTTTTTCGCCAGTTTCTCAACGCGCTCTTTCTTCGCGCTCTCGCGGATGCGCCGAAACAGCTTTTCTAATGCGCAGAAGATTTCTGTAGGCACAAGTGCCACCAACCCAAAAGGCCAAAGAAACATCATGACAACTGGCGCAATGTCATCAAATATGTCGTTGTCTTCTTCCGGGTAGAAAAGCAGAATAGTCGCTACCGCAACGCCGAACCCGATGGATAGATACAGCAGGACGCCGAGTATGATTTTAAGTGCCATACTGCTCCTTTCGCATCTCGTCCTTGTTCTGCCGCCGTACCAGCCGCTTGCCGTAGCGCTTGTCGGCGCGAAGCTGATTGAGCCGAGCGTGTTGGCAATAGAAATGTCGGGCAAAGCGGTCGATAAAAGATTGCTTCTTGTGCTGATTATTTTTCATTCACGCCTCACCACGTCCATCTTTGCTCCACACAATTTCGCCATCCTTTATGATTTTGAGCGTGTTCATTATTACCGTGTGTCCGCATTCGTCAGTACAAGTCAGCGTCTTATTCTTTCGGTCGATCGTGACACTTTCGCCCTTTGCGCCGACGGCGCGGAGCATTTCTTCATCGTCTTGAAGCGTCTTCCATTCGTTGCAAATCGAAGCGTTTATGCCCGTGTCGATATACTCGGTATTAGAAATGGTTGGTATCGTCGCGTCGCCCGTTATAATATTACCCCCGTCCATCTTCGCCCCGCAGTTGGGGCAGTAGCGAAAAGTGTACTCGTGGTGCGTAATTTCACCATCATCGAGGTCTCGTTCGACGCGCACCCAATCCTGCAACTCAATTCCGCAATTTGAGCAGACGAATTGATCGCAGTCATCGTAGTCTTCTCCGATGTTCGTGCCGTGAACCACAGGCACAACATCGGCGGCGGGGACTTGCTGAATCATGTTAATCAGCGCATAGTTTATTGCCGGGGCGTACTGCGGCGTGACCGCGCGGATTGCGTCCTCGCGCTTGATGTACTCGTCAGCCATTGCTCTCTCCTCACAGCTCCGAAGCGTCGAGGACGTATGCCACAGAGTACATCTCATACGGCGCGTCCGCGTTCAGCTTGTCCCGCGCTTGCTCCGCGTGATACAGACTCGCGCAGTAACCGACAGGCTCAACGTATACCCCGTCGTCCTTCATGATAACCCATACGCCTTTTTCCATACCTTTTACTTCGCCCCTCTCTTTCCGATCTCGTCAATAATCGCCTTGCGCAGCAGCATCCACTCCGCGCGGTCGCACTCGTCGCCCAAGCCGCTCATCCCGCTCCTATCACTCCACGCGATCCGCTCGTCTATGTCACGAAGCATCACCATGAGCGTCGCGTCCTTCACCATCCACAGCTTCCCGCTGACGTATCGCGCCGTCTCCGCTACAATGTACGTCCGCCGTCCAAGCGCGTACCGTACCGCACTTATCAGCATCAGCTCGTAGTGGTCGTCTACCGCTACCGTCTTCTCCTTCACCTTCGGCACGAAAACACCTACCTTTCCGCTGTGCGGCTTTATCGACAAAGCCACAACCACCAATCAAGTATCTTCTTTCCCATAGATGAACCAATGCAACACCCGTTCGGCGCTTTCTCTAACCACACCATCTGATCCAAGCATGGAGGAGTATGCCCCCCCCCACCTTCATAGGCGGCTTCGCCTGTCGCAATGCGGATTTGACCCGGATGGTTCTTTATCATCTGTTCAAATGCGCGGATGTATGCATCCCTGTACTTCGGATACCGCTCAAATGAACGCAGCATCTCATCTTTCCCGGCTAACGGGCAACCAATGCAGCCGATGCGCGTCCAACCCTCGTCGTAGAGACAGCAATGAGGAACTTTCACGACGTCGTTCAAGAACTCCCACACATCTTCCTCTTCCCAATCGACAATCGGGTTTATGGTCGTCCGCTTCCGCATATAGCATTGCTCTACCATGCGGCGGCTTCCGTCGTTGTCGTCCATGAAGTTGATGCTGTCTTTCCTGCCGTTCTCTTTGTACGCGGGGTTCTTCTGTGCTTCTTCGTGTAACTTCTTCGTGCTCGTCCGTATGTCAACGACAGCGTGTTGCGCTTTCCGCTTTACGCTCTCCGCCCAACGAACGCCCGTTACTACTACACGACCACCCCCCCCACTTTCCTTTAGCGCACTACAGCAGTAACGCGCCATCCTCGTCGGCGGGATCGTGTGGTCGGCAATCAAGTTCCACATCGTTATGGGCTTCGGCCTGCCGTCCTTGTAGTAATGCTCCGGCTTCCCATCGTTCCAATATTGATATCTAAACTCAACGTCCGGGTAGTTCTCGCGAATGAAATGCACCAGCTCCGGCGGGTCAACGCTCGTCACAGAGTAGTTCGCGTCAAACTTCACGCCCGCCATCTTGCAGAGATGATATACGCATTGGCTGTCTTTCCCGCCGCTGAATGCTACATAGTAGCCTTCCTTCGGCTCAAACGCCTTTAGGCGCTGTATCGCTTTCTCTACCTTGTCCTCGCGTCCAAATAGCGTGTCTTGTACTAATGCCAACCTACATAGCACCTACCTTTCAAGAGCCTTTCAACTGCTTATATCCTACCCTCCGTTCCAAGCCTACTTTTGGCGTACCTACCCCTTATCTACCACCTACCTACCCTTTGACTTTTTACCTACCCCCACCCCCTATATAGTCGAGCGGAAGCGAGACCGCGCAAAATTTTTTCCGACGCCCCTCCCACCATCCATCATCTGCGCGGCGTCACAAAAATGGTCAAAGCGGCAGGATTTGCAAAGCAGTATGAAATAGCGACGGGCAAACGATTGAAATTTTAAGCGGTGAGAAATAAACGAGCGGCGGAAAGCGCTGCCGAGCGTTGCAAGGAATAATCGTGTGCTGAAAAGCAAGGGAGGATCACCGAATAATCGAGCGGGAAAAAGCAACGCAAAAATAACTGCGGTGAATAATTGAGCGGGAAAAAGAGCTACCGAGCGTAGCGAGGGCTTCGCGCCGTTTCTGACTGAAAACCGGGGGCTTGCGTTCCGTTTATCGTCCATAATGAGAACGCACGACGGCGCGACGGCGGGCGCGGCCTCCGGCGCGGCGGGAGGCGGCGCGGCTGCGCGTCCATGCCTTGAACAGCCCGCCGGAGGTGACTCTTTTTTCGTTCCCGTCTTGAATAGTCCTTGTTCGGGCGGGCGGCGCTTGTCCGGGCTGCGCGTCGCGTCGTTTTGTCTTTCCCCGTGCGGTTGCTCCGGGCGGCGCTGGTCTTTCCCGGTCTGATCCGCGCGGCGTTTCGTGTCGCTTGATTATTTGCTGCTCTATTTAATTGTACTATATTTAACTTGCGGTCGTGCGTTTCGTCGCGCGTGTGCGGGCGCGCGCGATTATAATATGTATGTTCGATTTATGCGGGCGGGCATAAATAAAGCCCGCCGGGGCTTATTCCGGCGGGCGTGGTCTGTGCGGTTGTGCGGGCGCGTCAACGGAGGCCAGCGGCGGCGAGCCGGGCGCGGAGCTTGACGATCCGTTTATGCACGGCGGGAGCGCTGATTCCGGCGACATCGGCGATTCGGCGCTCCGTGCGTCCGTCCATCAGTCCGGCGACGATAATTCGATCCGTCGCGTCGATCCCGTCAAGGGCGGCGGCGATGGCGGCGCGGGTGATGGCGGCGGTCTCCGTCACGCGCCGGGGGACTCCGGCGGCGGGCTTTCCGTCCGTGCCAACAAAACATTCAACCGTGCGGGCCTCTTTCCCGTCGTCGTCACGGCGGACGCGATCCGGGGCGGCGTTCCGGCGATCCTGTCGCCAAAGACGCGCGGCGGCGGAGCGAGCGCAAGAAACAGCGATCTGATACAAGACTGTCGTCTTTCCGGCGGCGGCGCGTCCGTCCACGATTGCGGACAGTCTCGCGTCGTCGCTGACGATAGCGGCGAGTTCGTAGCGAGCGCCGCGACGGGTGGAGCAGCTTGCGAATAGTTCCATTGCGATATCGTCCGCCGCTCCCGGCTGGAGGAAATAGGACGCGAACGCAACGCCGTCATTGCGCGGGTCGTAGTTGTCGCGCTCGCTGTATCGAATCGCCTGTTTCGCGGCGGAACGAACGGCGCGACGGGCGAACGCGATCAGCGCGTCGCCGTCGTTCGCAAGCGCGGCGTACTCCGCGCGGATAGCGCGAGCGGCGGGGCTGATCGTCCCGGACGCGCGGCGGGCCTCCGCCCATGCCATAGCAAGGGCGGCGCGGGGATCGACGGCGGACGGATTGCAGCCGACAGCGGCGGCGGCGGCGCGGCGGATGTCCCACGCGCGGATCATGATGGCGCGGAGCGCGGCGGCGCGGGTGGTGGTGGTGTTGGTGGTGGTAGTCATGGCGAAAGCCTCCTAAAGTAGATGTAGGCGGGGGATGCCCGCCCCATGATTATATACTAAAGGATAAACGAAAATCTGTAAATACTATGCTTTTCCCACTTTCGGCGCGTGAAAACGCGCTTTTTTCGTGCTTTTTCCGTGCTTTTGCAATTTTTAACTGGCGAAAATAGGCGCATTTTGAAAGTGCTTGAAAAGTTGCAAAAACTCCGCTTTTCGGGCGGTTTTTCGCCGCTTTTTTGGCGCTTGCTCTCGCGCCGTTTTCGCAACAATAAATATATAAATGTGTCGGTTTTTTGTGGTATTCAGTGTTTTTCTAACTTTTTGCGCTCACAAATTTTTGTTTTGCGTTCTGTATAGGGCAAAGTTGCAATTTTTCGTTCCGTTTTGTTGCGTAACGCAAGCGCGCGCAAAAATTTTTTGAAAATTTTTTTGCAAGTTTTCCGTCGCGTTTCCAGCGATTTTAGATGGCTCGCGCGGGCAATTGTTCGACGATCCGCGCTAAAAATGCGCGTATCGGGTCGAGCTTTTGCAATAATGCAAGAATAAAAGCGGCGTTTTCTTTACATTTTCCCGCGCTTTTGCAATTTTCAAACGGAAAAGATTTTTTACGCAACACGAAAAGCGGAAAAAAAGCGGTTTTTTCGCGTTTTTGGGCGGTTTTTGGCGGTTTTTCGCCGCCCGGCGGCGCGTCCGCGCAAGCTGGGCGCGGAGGCTTGCAAAAATTTTTTGCCCGTCCAGTTAGCAAACGCCGCGCAAAAACATAGATGACAGTAGAGCGAGCGCGAGCCGCACGGCGGCGGCGCTTCTCGCGGCGGGCTTTTCCCTTGCGCAGCTTCCCGCGCTTTTAAAGCTGGGCGCGTGGATGTTCGGCGCGTGAACGGAGGGCGGCACGGTGTACGATATCGTTTACTATATCGTGATTTTTGCCGGGCTTGAAAAGCTCGGCGAGCTATTTTTCGCGCTCCTTGAAAAACTGGAGCGCTGAACAGCGGCACGAAAACGGGCGGGATTTTTCCCGCCCGTCTTTTTTGTTTTCCGGCGCTAA